AAGACGCCAAGCTTAGACACAAAGTCAAGGCTCTCGTATTGGGCTGCGGCTACGGTGCAGGAGCTAAACGGTTTGCTGAGATGTATGATATGCCCCAGCAAGAAGCCCAAGACGCTGTGGATCTTTACCGAACCAAGCTCGCTAAGGTTCCCCAATACTGGAAGAAACTCGGCAAACAAGTCGATAAAGCATACGACGTAGGTCGCCTGTCTCTGCCGCTACCGTCTGGTAGGTCTCTTAACTATGGGAATCTCCGCAAGACTTTGGCCCAAGGACGAATCCAGTTTGTTTCCAGCATCAACCGGAACGGCCAGAAACGCATCATGAAACTATGGGGTGGAGTCCTCGCGGAGAATCTCTCACAGGCTCTGGCCAGAGATATTTTCAGTTTCATGATGTTAGAGATCGACAAGGCTGGCATAGACATTATCTTCCATGTTCACGATGAAGTGATCTGCGAGTGTGATGAAGCCGAAGCCGAAGAAACCCTACAAAAAATTACTCAAATTATGTCCACTCCTCCTGAGTGGATTAGCGATATCCCTCTGGATGCGGAGGGAGAAATTCTAACCCAATACCAAAAATAATGACCTACAGATATCTGCGTAACCTACGCGACAGTAAAGCCCAGAAAACAAGCGAACTCGATAACCTTAAACTAAAAAAACCATCATTTAAGAATAAAGCTGACTACCGAGAATGGTGCAGTAACAATAATACTGACCACGTATTCTATTCTTGTGTCGAAGGACGCGCCCCCTCGAAACGAGTCAGCAACGACAATCCGGTTCACAAGATCCACGGTGTAGTAGCTGACTACGACTCACCCCTCGATTGGAAATCTTTTCGGAATAAGTTGGCCAACGCTTGTGTGGGTATACCGTTCCCTACGTGGGCTAGCCGAACTCAAAGTGGTTACCTCCGACTAGTTTGGGAATTTGATTCGTCCATACCTATTGACCCCTCTATGTATGACTCGTTCATGGGTTACATAAACAAGTCGCTGAAGATGGACAAACTCTTTGCTGGTTTCGATAAGACTTCATTAAAACCTAATCAATATTTTGAGTTAGGTGAAGACTGGATTAAAACAGGAGACGAGATCCCGACAGACGTGGTCCATGCCTGCCTGTCTAAGGCTGTGTCATCGAAGCCGCCGGAATCTTCAGATACATCGGTTCCCCTAGACGTGGTTGCACCGGAAGTCGAATCCCGATTCCCGAACCGCTGGTTCGGTGAGTTTGAAGTCGGAGCCAGAGGTCCGTTGTTCTGGATCGATGATGGGATCGACCGAGACGGTTGTCAGGTCGTGGAGGATGGCGTTGTGTGCTACAGCGACCGTGCTGGTAAAGGGTTCATGAGTTGGGGAGATATCTTCGGCGGTTCGTTCGTCAAAGACTACGAGACCAAGAAGCTGTCTACCCTGCTCGACGAATACTGGTTCAATGGTAAGACCTTCTTCAAGCTCCTGTACGGAAACGCCGTGTCGATACCGAAGGAGCAACTCTTGTTAGAGCTTCGGCAAGCGGGGTTCTCTGTCAGGGTCAGGAGAGGCAGGGCGATCAGCGAGGTGGAGGAAGCTCTCCTCACGGTGAGCAACAACAACCGGATCGATGAGATCGCGCCTGTGGTGTTCTCAAGCGAACGCATTGTGTCCTACAACGCTACCCGTATTCTTAACTGCTCTAACCTAGTTCCGGTGGAGCCAGACTCAGATGGAGACCCAGCTAAGTGGCCGTTCCTGCACCAATGGCTGAATCAGCTATTCGCGAATAGCTCAAAGAACTCCGCCTTAGATTATTTTTACTCATGGATGCAGCGTTTCTACACTGCGGTTTTGGATAGGGTTCCCTTACAGGGACAAGCTCTGCTGCTGGTCGGGCCGACAGGTCGCGGCAAGTCGCTATTGTCGAACAAAATTATCAGTGGCCTTGTAGGGGGTTTCTCTGATGCGTCTGACTACCTGTCAGGTCAGACGAAGTTCAACAAAGACTTAGGTCGCGTCGCCTCATGGGTTATTGACGATACGACCTCGGCAGCTAGCTTCCAAGACCAGAGACGTGCGACCGAACTGCTCAAGCGTGCGGTAGCCAATCCGAGAGTTGAATATATGGCTAAGTATGCGGACGCCATGTCTATTCCTTGGACAGGGAGAGTTATCTTGTCCCTTAACATGGACGCCAACTCACTGTCAGTGATCCCGTCTCTGGATACCAGTAACCGCGATAAGCTCATGGCTTTGTTGATTAGCAATAAGTCCACTAATAGTTTTCCGGCTAACTCACAGCTAGAGGCTACCATCGAACAAGAGCTGCCGCACTTCGGTAAGTTCCTGCTCGACTGGAAGGTTCCCAAAGAGGTCGAGGACGTTGGTCGGTTCGGTGTGCAGTCATACATCGACCCCACTATCGCGGACGCCGCTTACGACAACAGCAGCCGTAGCTCAATCGCGGAGTTGGTCGAGTTCTTCGCCAAGCGTTGCCGTGAGATTCACCCTGATATGGGTAAATGGAGCGGGACTCTGACTGAGTTTCAGGTGATGGTGCATGAACTGAACAACGGTCGTGACGTTGGTTCTTCTCGTAATCTGGAGTTCTGCCGACGAGGCATGATCACTCTGGAAGAAGCTAGTCGGGTCAATGACAAGATCCGTCCCGTAATATCCCGAGGACAGGGCGGCGGAAAATTATGGAGTATTGATCTCAGCGAGAATTACGATATAGGTTATACAGCGGATGACAAACGAGGACATTCAGATAAAGAGGCAGGAGCTTTGCGGTGAATTCTGGTTAGACCTACGTGAAGCAATAGAGGCTGTGGGGGGAGATCCATCAACCATAGACCTCTACGCGGATGCCCCGCTGAGTGAGTTTATCGAACTCGTCGCGCCAAACGGAATAAGGCCCATCTTTAAAAATACGGGTCATATTCACCACAAAAAACTACCGCCGGAGGAAGAGTGACTCGAAAGCGTCGGGCCGACGGGTCTTCTTAATCTCGATGTTGTATCCGTCAGCCTTGAAACGGAACCCGTCTTTGTCGTGAGTCCCTCTCTTGTTGAATCGTTTTTTGTGGATGATCGTCTTCTTGGGCGTCCACCCGCAGAGCCACACCTTACGTAGACCTTTGTGGACCCGCATGAAGAAGTATACGTCAGCCTCAAACTTGCTGAACTTGGTGCTGACTACTGAGGCGTTGTATTCCAGCTTAGGTGGGGTGTTACAGCTCTTAGCCTTAACATCAACCTTGAGACCTTTGTATTCGTAGTCGTGGGTGAAGGACTTGTCGCCAACGTAGTCGAACTGCTTGAAGGTATTCTCGAAAGCGACCTCACCTAAGAATCCCGTCATGTTCCCCTTGCCGTTCGTGAACGATGTCCTTAACTCACCTAAAGCGTCGGATCTTCGGCACGCTTCTGCGACATCTTCTGGCGTGGGTTTGTAGAGTATGAATCGACTCATGATTTGCGCTTACGCGCTTTCTTCAGGAGCCTCTTTTTGCTCCTGTATCTCGCAGTCTTCTCCGCGATCTTCTTAGGCTGCTTGACGTGTTGCTTTCCCTTACGCATACCTTTCCGCTTCTTGCGGCTGGTTCGGGCATACTCCTCATCAGTCAAAGCTTCACGCGCAGCCTTTGGTAAATACCGTTCGCCCGTTTTGAGTGACGGCTCGCCTGACTTCGTTCCCCACTTCTCTCTCGTCCAGTTGTCGAGGGATCTCTGTGAAGCTTTCTTAGGCATTAGTAACCGGATTGGGGTTTAGATCGTTTACGGATAATCTTCTTAGCCTTCTTCTTGGTAGACGGCTTAGTGTGGCCGTAGCCTTTGTTCTTCATGGCAAGGTGCTGCTCGTAGGTTTCAGCCTTGTAGCCTTTACCATTCTTGTCATACATCATGTGTGGTTTGAATTCTTCTTTTTTCATTAGTCTCTGTATCCTCCTCCGTTTTTCTTGTATCTTGCTGCTAATAGCTGTGCTTTTCGTGCGGACCATTGGCCAGCTTTACCGCCTTTGGTTCCGGCCTTGATTGAGTTAAATAAACGCTTCCTCATCGTAGGCTTCGTGTAGTTGCCTGCCTCATTTACTCTTGATTTACTTTTCTTCTTCATTCGGCCACCCTCTGTTCTACTCGTTCTGCGAACGATGCTTTCTTCTTCGCTTCCTCTTTCAGAAGGTTAGCGAGAAGATCCATTCTGGTGGCTACGCCTGAACCGGATTCTTTAGCCGCTTTATATTCGTCATTGTCGAGAAATTCTTTAGCGGCTTCAGTAAATTTACCTTCTCGGATGTTCTCCATCGTTTTAGGTGAGCCGGACAAGCCTCCTCTATAAACAGATGAAATAGCGGCGTCTTGAAGGTCTGGAGAAAGGTCGAAGAACTTGTCGCCAAGCATGTCCGATTTAATCGCACGCGACGCTTTATCGGTAATCGATTTCATCATCATGGCTCTAGCGGTTTCTTCCGTGACGGACTTACCAGAAAGATCGGCTTTGTCCGCGATGCCACTCTTCCCCATCGTAATCTTGCCAGTGTAGTAGGGTGACTTCTTATAAGCGGCGTCACTACCATCACCAATGAGGCTACCGTAACCGACAGTCCAATACCCTTTGGAGTCTTTATAAGGCTTGGCGACGAACCCTTCTTTGCTCTTAACTTCTTCTGCTAGCTTTGAAAAACTGTAGGGCTTTTTGTTGGGTCTGACTAATACGGGATCTGGCATTACTTTAGGCGTTTAAGGATTCGTTCATAGGCTGGAAAGAAGACCTCATCAATGCAGCGGACACAGGCTTCTTCTTCAAAGTTTTCGCAGAACGAAATACCAGCGATGTGGAAAGCGGCGTGCAACATTTCATGTCGTAAAGTCGGGATGATTTCGTGTTCTGGTAGCTTATTGTGTAACTGGATTATTCGTTTCTCATGAAGATACTGTCCGTAGCACCCCTCTAACTCAGTCTTATGGATCTTGATCCGCTGACCCGCGATCATGACTGATTTTAAGGATTTCACTTTCTTGATCTGTTACTTGATTTACTGAGTAGTCGTAAGTTTCCGCGTGAGTTGTTTCTAGGATTGCCGTCTTTGTGGTCAACGTCCTTGCCCTTGACCCGCTTCCCTAAGATCTTCTTCATCTTACGGCGTGCGCCATTACGGCTAGCCCGATTCTTTTTCTGTTTCGGCTTGCTATGGTAGTTGTCGTATTCTTTTTGGTAGTTCCTCATGCGTTTTTAAAGTAGCTGACGATTGCCTGTGCGTATACGTCGGCCAGTAGTGAGTGCTTTGCGTCAAAGAGAACCCATTCCTTTGGGCAGCTACCGAAGAAAGGCTCGCAGATAACGGCTGGCGGCGGCACGCTCCTCAAGAACCCGCCCCCGCGACCATCTGATTCAATCGGCTTGATCCCTCTATCCGACTGCACTTTAAAGGTCTCAGCGTGGGCTTCTCGGAAACACTCAGCCAGACGGCGACCGTTGTTGCTGGTGTGGTAATACAGGTATTCGTAGCCCTCTGCTTTCGAGCTTGAGTAGCTGTTGAAGTGTAGTTCGATTGCGATGTCGCACTTTTCCTTCGCAACGCTTTCGCCCAACCAGTCCATCGCGCCGCTGTAGCTCTCCGACGGATAGTCATCGAACACAACGGATTGGACTCCTTGGTGGCGCAGGTGGTTCTTCAGCAGGTCTGCTACTTTCTTGTTGTAAGTCCACTCGTCTACGCCGCCGACGGAAGTGGCCCCTTTATCTCCGATCCTGCTGTGACCCACGCAGATGGCTACTTTCTTGAGCTTCCTAACCTTCTTGCGCTTGACGGCTTTAGCCGCTCTGTAAGCGGCTACCAGTTCTAGGATCTTGTCTAGTATTTTACTTGGACTCATTTGCCGATAATGATTGCGCGACGGTATGAATAGTCGCTGTGAAACTTCTGACCTCGTCCTTTTAGCTGGCCTTCTACAAACTGATACGTGACGCCGTCAACCAGCGTCACCGTCGGAGGGTCGAGCAATGCGCTCTCGTTCAAACTTGAGTCGTCTCGCAACGCGTTCAATCCGCAGCTTGGCAGCAGGAGAGCCGTCAGCGGCAAGCTCGTCAATGTCGTCTTCCAGTTCATAAACGTATCGTCTTATTTTCCAGTTAATCATAGCGACGTATGCCTTGATTAACTCAGTGAGCAGCTTGATCACTTATCCTTAGCCTTGAACACGTTGAGCGCGAGCCAGTCGATGACCTTATAGGCTTTAGCTGCCCAATGGTCGTCTGCTGGCGTGGGGGTCAGGGCAGCGATGGCGGACGCGGCTGCGATGACGGCGGTAACAACCCCGAAGAGCTGTTCTTTGTTTTCAATAATGTAGTTAATCATTTTTTCTTACGGTTACGGAATTTTTCAACTGCTGTTATAGCAGAGAGGACGCCAATAAACAAGCCGAGAAAAGTAGAGAGAAGTTGGATGCCAGTATCGAGATCTTCAGGTAAAGTAGACATGAAAGCGATAGCGGAACCAACTATGCCGGATATAGGATGTGTTATGTGTTGGAACATTGTAGTTCAGTAGGTTCTAGTTTTAATGCCGAGGATGCTTAAAGTTCCTCGGTGATTGCAGGTTTCACAGAGAGCCAGTCCAACTCGGTGACAATCGAAACGTCTCCTTGGTCGATATAAGGCTGGAGGGCAGCAAGGTCATCCGAGGTCACTCTCCACGTTGCAAGTTGCAGCATGAGTTGGTTGCTTCCGTCATTAGTCGTAGAAAGTTCCTCGGCTGGTGGTAGACCGTGGATGGTCTTAGCTTTAGAACCGCCGATTGGGTAGCCTCTGGACTGGTCAACGTAGCCATACAGAGCTGGATAAACTTCCGGTGTGGCGAGGAAGAAAAACCAACCAGTGTCTAACTGGTCTTGCTCCAGTTCAGTGAGGGGAGTGTCTTGTTCACTCATATAGTTCTTCGGGGTTTTCAGGATTAATTAAAGAGTCTGGGTCGATTTCTACACGGGCGTCTAAGCCACCTAAGAGAGTTATCATTTGGTCGAACTCAGGAAAATCGCGCGGAGTGAGGCCATTGCGGAGAGGAGTATCAAGAACATTATCGCCAGCAGGAATGAACATTTGCCCAGCATTGTCTCCGGTGTAAATCGGCTCTGCTCCTGTCGTCCAGTAGTGAGGACGCCCGTTATCAATTTGGACTTGTTTTATGGAGTCCAATACAGTCGAGGCGATTTCGGGCGTTGTTATAAATCCAATCATAGCGTAATTCCTGAGCAGGTTTCCCAAAGGGTTTTGACGGCGTCAGTGTAGGCCGAGCGGTCAGTTACATTTAATCCACCGCTAATTCCAAACGCACCAGCGTTAGAATCTGT